AGGGGAATATGAGACAGTATAAACTTTCTAAACGGAATGTAATACGTGAGATAGAATAACTCGCCTATTTATAAAAAAGCTCTTAAAATGGCATATAGAACAGGAGACACTATCTATCAAAACATTGTTTCAACCGATTCCAGTAATAATGTGGAGTCTGGGGCAACTTTCGTTAACAAGCTTTATCGAAATGGCTCTTTATATGCTGGCGCCACTCTTAATTTTGCCATATCTGATGCTCCAAGAGGAGTTTATACAGCAAGTTTTTCAGCTTCAACCATTGGAGAATATCAAATATATTTTAATAACATCACAACAAACACAATTTACATGTCTGGTATATTCAGCTTTAAATCTTCTGAAAATATATCGACAAGCATCTATATAGGTTCCTAATAGCTGAAAGTAAGGCAAAAATGACTAATTCTAAGCTATTTAGTGTTGATACAACCCTTTATGGAACAAACTAAGATATTAGACAAGGAAGCTGAATTAATGGAGTGTTCGATGGACCCTATTTACTTTATTAACAGTTTTTGTTATGCCTATGATGTACTAAAAGACCAGCAAGCCAACATTAAGTGTTTTGATTATCAAGAGAGAGTTCTGGATTCATACATGGACCACAAATGGAATGTGATTTTAAAGTCACGTCAAACTGGTTTATCAGTAATTACCGCATGTTATGTTGCCTGGAGAATGATATTTGGTCTGGATGAGACAATCGTAATTATCGCCAACAACCAAGACGGCGCAGTTAGATTTCTAAAACACGTCAAGAATGTTTTTATCAATCTTCCTGATTTTATTTATAGTAAAAACCGCGATGAAGTTTCTATGGCTACGATGAAAATCGAGCACGCCAATGGGAATATTGCAATCGCTAAGGCAGCTGGTAAAAACGCAGGTCGTGGAGACGCTCCTACTCTCTTAATATTAGATGAGTGGGCGTTTGTTAAAGACGACGATGATATCTGGACAGCCGCAGCCCCTTCTTTATCGCAAACAGAAGGAGACTGTATTGTTATTTCAACACCAAACGGAACAGGTAATCTATATCACAAGTTCTGGGTCGACGCCGCACGCGGAGATGGTGCCTTCAACCCAATTAAGGTTCACTGGACCGAAAACCCAAAATCAGCTATTGATTTAGAGTATAGAGAAGACTCAAAAGGTATTTTAAAACCTTGGAGCCCTTGGTATGAAAAGCGATGTAAAGAAGTTCAGTATGATGGAGTTAAAATAGCACAGGAGCTTGACTTATCATTTGAAGGTTCCAAGTTGTTAGCGTTGGACCCAGATTTAATTGCCAGACAACGACAGCGAATTGAGACTGAAAACATCAGGCCCGTCGTGTATTTTGATGTGACAGCAGAAAGTCATAATCTAGTTGGGACTGTCCAGCCTTGTCATATTTTCGAAGCACCAAAACTACAGGCTAAATATATTGTGGCTTGCGACGTTGCTTATAGAGGAGATGATTATTCAACTATTCAAGTTTTAGATGTAGACACTCTTAATCAAGTAGCGGAATACCAGGGTAAATGTGACCCAGATGTGTTCGCTCGTTACATTGAGAAAATTGCAATGTACTACAATACGGCGTTTGTGGTTGTCGAGGCCAACAATCACGGCCTCGTAACATGTTTTGAACTGAGAAATCAACTTAAATATCCAAGACTTTATGAATCAAAATCTATCAAAGAAATCCATGTTCGATGGATTGATTATAAAGTAAATCCAGGCGATGGGATTCCAGGGTTTCAGACGACAGCACAATCTAGACCAGGATTAGTAAACGCTATGCGTGAAGCATTTAGAGAAACCACAGCCACTGTGAACTCAATTCGGTTAATTGGCGAGATGGAAACGTTTGTTAGAAATCTCAAAAAGAACGGAAAAGAGGAAGCTGAGAAAGGATATCACGATGACTTAGTTATGGCTTATGGTATTGCCCTTTATATTAGACAGACAGAGTATTATAATGTGGTTAATGCTAAGAATATGTACAAATCTATGCTTGAAGCCATGACTTTCAACGCTAGTTCTTCCGAAGGGGCAGAAGAAACTCCAGACGAGAAAACACAAAGGTTGCGGGATAAAAAAGATTTTGATGAAAATTTTATCCCTCCAGGAGCAGGAGGATTATGGTTAGGAAGCGACGATGAAGCTGATGAAGACGACCCAAACGACCTTTCATGGCTGGTTGGGTGATGCAAAGAGGCATGAAATAAAAAATAAAAATGGCACAAGAAAGCAATAATAGTATATTTCAAAGAGTCTATGACGCTGTTAACAATAACAAGCGACGCACTCCTCCTATGGACGCACAAGGGCAACCGCCTGGAATATCCACTCCCTCGCAAGGTCTTTTTGGTTCATTAGAGGATTTTCAACAGCAGTACCTTGATTGGCAAGTAAATAAAATCAGTCATGACCTATACACCAGAACTATTTATTATGACACAGACCGTGTCAATTCTTATCATGATTATCGTGCAATGGACCAGTCTCCAGAGGTGTCTGCCGCATTAGATATAATTCGAGACGAATGTCTCACAAGAAACGAGCGTGGAAACATTTTAGAGGTTTATAGCTCCAATGATAGAATCAAATCTAAGTTAGATGATTTATTCCATAACAGAATGAATATCGATTACAATTTGAGTTTATGGATTAGAGACCTTATTAAGTATGGAGATTATTTCGTTCACTTACATGTCCATAAAGACGAAGGTATTTATGACTTCATGACTCTTCCTCAAGAAGAAATTCACCGTGAAGAAGGATTCGATGGAACAGCAAGTTCTGTACGTTTCCGCTGGGAAACAACGCAAGATTACTTTGAATCGTGGCAGGTTGCCCATTTCAGGCTTATTGAGGATACTAGAAAACTTCCTTACGGACGGTGCTTGAAGCACGACACTTATATAGAGACAAGTACAGGGTATAAGTTTATAAAAGATATAGAGAAAGGAGATTTAGTTTTTTCATTTAACTCTGACACACAAAAAAAAGAAGTCACAAAAGTCTTAGATACAATTTGTTCTGGTGAAAAAGAAATTATAAAGATTAGAACAAAGAATAATGAAATAGAAACCTCTGAGGAGCACAGTTTTATGGTGTACGAGGATGGTGGGTTCGTATACAAACAAGTTGACGATTTAAGATTAGGAAATCTGCTTGTTATAGATTCTGGAGAAAACCCTTCAGGGGTAGATATTTTTTTAAATAAAGAACTAAAAGAAGAGAGAAACTTCAACGGATATAAAAACAACATTGATTTAATCCCTGATGTTGTTGATGTTGATTTTGCAAGGCTATGGGGTTTTTTACTAGGAGATGGATGGGTTTTTAACGATTCTGTTTTTTTTGCACGAGGTATTGACGAATCTTTAAATAAAAAATACGCTTCACTTTTGAAGAAGTTTTCAGGAAAAGACACTATAAACCTTAAAAACGCAAATTTAGAGGGTAGTTTAGAATTTTCTCAAACAGTATGTAACTCAAAGTTGCTTTCTTATATTCTCGAAAATAACGGGTTTAAAGGAAATGTTTATATTAAAAGATTGCCTAGTTGGATTTTTGAGGCGTCATTAGAAATAAGAGAAGCTTTAATAGAAGGCATTATAGACGCTGATGGTTCTGTAAATATTGACGAGTGGAACTGTAAAAGATACACAATAGAATTAGCAAATGAAATTTTAGTAAAAGACTTAAAAACGCTATTACAATCAATAGGTAGAAAGACTGGCAAAATCTGTTCAAGAGATAGAAGTTCTGTTGTTTTTTGGGGAAAAGAATACAAAAGAAAGAAAAGTTTCTACTTCTACTTTTATGACTCTAAAATTAAACAAGCAGCAAAACATGAGTTATCAAATAGGATTAATAGTGGTTTCATCTTATCTCCAATCATCTCTATTGAGAACTCTGAAAAAGCAGAGCAGGTTTATGATATCCACGTAGAGCATGAACACCATAATTTCTATGCGAATGGGATAGTCGTTCACAACTCTATCTTAGACCCTGCTAGAAAACTTTGGAAGCAACTACAGCTCGCTGAGGACTCAATGTTGGTCTATAGAATCACAAGAGCTCCAGAGCGTAGAATATTCTACATTGAGGTAGGCAACTTGGAGGATGCTGATGTTAAGCAATACATGCAGCGTATCCAAAAGCAAGTTAAAAAACAGCCTATTGTGAATCAGAACGACGGCAATATGAGTTATCGTTATGACCCAATGAATATCTCGAAGATTATTTATTCCAGTTCGTGGTGACAAGAGCACAAAAATTGACACACTTCCTGGAGCTTGTTTGGCTCTAGATACTAAAATCAACCTTCTTGATGGTCGAAGCCTTGAGCTTCAGGAAATCATTAAAGAGCGTGATGAAGGAAAACAGCTTTGGACTTACAGTATAAATCCAGAAACTGGAGTAATAGTTCCAGGAAAAATTACATGGGCTGGAGTTACTCGTAAAGACGCTAAAGTAATGAAATTGACTTTTGACAACGGAGAGTCTGTTATTGTTACACCTGACCACAAGTTCCCTACTCGTTTTAAAGGTATACAAGAAGCACAAAATCTTGAAGAAGGAGATTCTATGTGGAGTTTTGAGAAGAGGTTTCAGAAGATTTTCAAAAACAAACCTAAAGCTAAAACATATGAACAAGTGTGGGACCACCAAAGCAAATCCTGGGAGTATACACATCGTATGGTTCATAATTACATGTATGAGCGCAATTTGCACAAGGAACATGTTTATCAAAAAAATGTGGAAAACAAAAACGTGATTCATCATTATGATTTTGACCGATACAATAATTCTCCAGAGAATTTAAAATTAATGAATTTCCATGACCATGTTATGCTTCATCAATCTATGTATGCTTCTTATAAAAAAGAGCGTAAAGAAGGTAGAAATAAGTATTGGGATAATATCTCTGAGAAAGAATTAGAATCTAAAAGAGTAGTAGCACGAATCAACTTAGAAAAAGCAACAGAACGAATTCAAGAGCTACTGCAAGATGAAGATTTTAAAGCTGATTTTGAAAAGAAACGAATAGCTGGATATCGTAAAGCAAGAAAAACATCTTCTTCTCGTCTAAAATCATCTATTGCCGCTTCTAAACAATGGGCCGATGGTTCTCTGCGTGAAGCCATTCAAGAAAAACAAGAAATAAATTACAACGATGTAATGTTGGAGTTTGTGGTCTCTCGTTTTCAAGACGGCATGAGTGCCACCAACATTCTACGAGACATTAATGTCTCTAATTCTGGGTTTATGTCTGAATTTAACAACATAAACAAAGGGAACAAGCAATTGAAGAAAATGTCATCTTTCACCCACAATAACTTAGTGAAGATGATGAAGTCATTTGGGTATTCTAACTGGAGAGATTTCACGAAAAAAGCCGAATTATTTAATCATAAAGTGGCATCGATTGAGTGGCTAGAAACACCTCAAGACACAGGCACAATAACTGTAGATGGAAATCATGAACTACATGACCACCATAATTTTGCACTTTCTGTCGGAGTTTTTACACAAAATAGCAATCTAGGTGACATTCAAGATATTGAATATTTAGAAAATAAACTATTCGCGGCGTTAAAGGTTCCAAAAACTTATTTGAATTATGCTGAGAATTTACCTGGGGGGCCAACACTGTCTCAAGCAGATTTAAGATTTGCTAGGACCATTAATAGAATCCAGGAGCAAGTTCTAATGGAACTTCGTCGAATTGGTAAAATTCACTTAGCGTTTCTTGGGCATGAAGACGAGATTAATGATTTTGATTTAAAACTCACAAACCCTTCTACTCAACAAGAGCTGTTGAAGCTAGAGACGATGAAATCTCGACTTGAAGTATTTACATTGTTTGTGTCACAAGATATCTACTCACCTGCTTCTTACACTTGGGGTATGAAATACATTCTTGGATTTTCTGAAAAGGATATCAAGAAAATGCTTCGTCAGAAAAAAGTTGAAAGGAAACTGTTTACGGAGATTGAATTTGCTCCGCAGACATACAAAAAGATTGGATTGTTCAAAGATTTGGATGATAAATTTGAAATCCCAGGAGCAGCAGAAGCACTCCAAAACGCTGAGAACGAAGATTTAATGGGAGATGACGGCGGCGGCGGCGGCGGAGGCTTTGGCGGAGGAGGAGACTCGCTGGCTGGAGACCCATCTGGAGACCTTGATATGGGAGGTGGAGATGAAGTTGGAGGCGATGCAGGAGGAGCGCCTCCAGTAAGTGATAGCGAGCCTATATCAGAAACTAAAAGAGAACGCATTTGGGAAGGTCACAACAAGCGTGTTGATAGTGCAATTGATGACTTGCTTAAAGAGCTTGAGGAAACCGATGAAGAAGTATTTACGGAAGAAAGCGAGGAAGAAAAGAAAGACAGAGAAAAAAACGTTTTGTTTAAATCAAACGAAGAATTTATCAGTCAGACTGATAAAATGATTAGTGAGATAAAGGGAAATTTAAAAGAATCTGAGAAAAATATTGAAAATTACATTATACCAAAAGGAGTAATAAAAGAAAGAGTTCAAGGAAACCCTCTTGTCTCTACCAGTAATGATTTAGCAAGAAAAGCTAGAGATATAATGGATGAGATTGACCAAATAATATCTGAAACTGGGCAAAATTCTGATATGGAAATAATTGAAGAAGACTATGACGAGGAAGAGTAAGTTTGATGAACACTCAAATGTTAATGACACGTACAGTGTAAAGCGTAAACTAGCGAAGATTATAGAGGAACTAGAGGACCTTTATTCTACTGATGTAACTAAATTTTACAGCTACCGAAAAACGAAATCGGCGGGAACGAGAAGTCGTTCCCGCCTTCGGCGTATACATGCTGCTTTAAAAGATTTATCTAGAGACATTCTGAAGCAACGACAAGACTACGACTCAGATTACGAATAACTTGTCAATCAACGTCGGTATGATTATGTTGATGAATGACAACACGAGCTCCAAACTGGGATTACAACGGCTATCCAACAATAAATTTAAGTAGTCTCACGACAGGCTAAACAGCTGTTAATTAGTATAATTAACCCTTCAATCCTCATAGATTCAATGAATTAGTTTTAAACTAAAGTTGGATTATAACTTAAAATTGAATTATATTTGCTTCGGCAACACACTAATTCAACAACATGTATATAGTCTTCGATACAGAGACTACTGGCAGGCCAAAACGGTTTAACGCACCTTGGACAGATGCAGATAACTGGCCTCGACTAGTACAGTTAGCCTGGGTTGAATATGCACAAGACGGCAGCGAAATATCCAGGCACGACCTTATAATTAAACCTGAAGGATACAACATTCCTCACGAAGTCGTTCAAATACACGGCATATCAAACGAAAAGGCGCACGCAGAAGGAATTTCTATGCTTGATGCCTTAAATCAGTTTAAAATTGCTCTAGAGCGTAACTATTACCTCATAGCACATAATATCAATTTTGACCTTGGAATTATGGGGTGTGAATTTCATCGAGCATCGATGAGTCACAATCTAGCTTCAATATTTCCCGTTGACACGATGAAGCTTACAATTGACTTTTGTAAATTAAGGGGTCGTCGGGGTTATAAATTTCCAAAACTTATTGAGCTCCATAATAAGCTTTTTGGGAAAGATTTTTTAGGTGCTCACAACGCATTTTTCGATGTGCAAGCAACCGCTAAATGTTTTTTTGAACTTCAACGGCTTGGCATTTTCGGATTTAAAGAACTTCCTTCCGATTCCTCTAATGGGTTTTCTTCTGAGAGTGTTGCCCACGTATCGGTATCCCCAGAAGAGGAAGCTAAGCCGTTAGTTCATTTCTCTTGTCACACTCACTATAGCTTGCTTCGTGGCTCAGGTAGTATTGATAATTATCTTAAGCGTGCTAAAGAACTAGGGCACACATCTCTCGCTGTTATTGATGTCGAAACCATGTCAGGCAGTCTAGAGTTGTCACAGAAAGCTGAAAAATACGGAATCAAGCCAATATTTGGAATTGAAATCTATCTCAACGATACTGTTGGCTCCGAAGAGTCAGAAAAAGGTGGATACCCAATAAAAATCATTGTTAAAAACCAAGTGGGTTTTGTAAACCTTAATAAGCTGATATTTAAATCTCATTCAGAAGGTTTTGATGGGATGTATTCTCGTATTCACACTGATTGGTTAATTGAGAACAAAGAAGGTTTGATTGTTACCACTGGAAACTACCAAGGATATCTCGCAAGTTTGTTTTTTAAAGGACAAAAGACGGCAGCTTCTAAATATTGGGAACGATTACAAAAAGCATTTGGCCCAGATTATATCGCAGAAATTAAGTTTTCAGAGATTGGTGAGCAAAAGCGATTTAACAACTTTGTTTTAAAAATGGCATCCGCCACGAAGGCAATGGTGATTTTAGATAATGATGTTCATTATGTTAAGCAAAAAGAAGCGTCTTTGCAAGACACTGTTTCCGCTATAAAACAACAAATAGGGATGGATAAGTGTCGTTTAGAGGAACGAAGAAATCTGTATTATTTGTCGAGAAAAGACTACTATGTTCTGAATTCAAAATTTGGATACAATTACCCGCACAACATTCTACAGATATTCATGGATAACACTTTGAAGCTGGCTGAGCGTTGCAATTTTGAATTTGAAGTAGGGGTTGAAAAATACCCTCGTTACGAACCAACGAAAGACATTATAGATTGGGCAGGAGCAGAGGACACGGAAACCATTATCACAAAGATGGCTTTTGCGAAACTCAAGCAAAAGCTCGGACGTAAGTTTACCAAAGGAAAATTACAACAAACACAAGAGGTTGTAGATGAGTACACAAATAGACTCCATTACGAGTTAAAAGTAATTAAGGACAAGAAGATGCTTGACTACTTCCTTGTAAACTGGGAAATTATTCGAGATTATAAGAAAAGAGGTTTTGAAATTGGAAGTGGAAGAGGCTCTGCAGCTGGTTCTTTATTAGCATGGTGTCTTGACATCACTAAGATTGACCCTATTCAATTCGGGCTGTATTTTGAGCGTTTTTTGAATCCAGCACGTAATTGCGTTACTGAAGATGGGCTGGTGTTGATGAAAGATGGCTCACTGAAACCTATCGGAGATATTGTTCCTGGGGACCCAGTTGAAACAGAATCAGGCAACGGCGTTTTGGTTCAAGTGCATAAGCGAGATATCACACCAGCTGATGAGGTGTTTGAGATTGAAACTGAAGATTCCATCATTGTAAAATTGACGGGGAATCACATTGTACCTGTGATGCGCAAAGGAGAGCGTGTTGATATTCGCGTGGATGAGTTATTAGAGACAGATAAAATGTTAATACGAAAATTATGATAGTACAAGGAAGTAGAGATATTAATTTTAAAGGTATGTGTCAAGAAGGTTCTAAACTTATAATTCCAGCTTGGCAAAAACCAACAGAATGGGATAAGCAGGTGAGAATATTCTTAGACCACATTATAATGTCAATGTCTTCCAATAAAGGCTCTCATGATATTGGAAGAATTAACGCGAGAGATACCCACAAAATACCCTCTAATGAGAAGGGGTGGTTTGACAATATTGATGAAAGAGGAAATGAGATTGCAGAAGCGCTCAGAGAATTAAGCAAATTAAAAAGATAACAGGATATCGTGTTTTTATCATATGGGAACATGATTGGGACAAAAACAGAGAAGAAGTAAAAGCTACCTTAAAAAAAGCAATTCAATGAAGACAGTCAGCATAAAGTCAATACGCAAGATACAGTACGACGGGCCAGTTTATGACTTATCTTTTGAAGGGGACCCATATTTTATGGTCAAATCTACTTCTAGTAAAGCTTTAAATAAAGAGTGTAACTCACTGATAATCATACACAATAGCCCTCCCGATTTAGATATTGATTTTCAAACAGGAACAGACCATGAAACTGATGACTTCCTTTACAAAAAATATGGTAGAGAACGAGTAATGAGTGTTGGTACTTTTTCTAAATGGAATGAAAGAGGATGTTTGAAGGACGTTGTTCGTGCACACCGTGGGCCAGAAGCAACAGGAACTGAATCGGATGTAGCTCAAATCACTAAAGAGATGCCGAAGTTCGACAAAGTCGAATACAACTTGGCTTGGTGGTTAGAAAACCATGCTCAGTCAGATGATTGCAGTCCACTCGTACAAAGATGGCTTACTGATTCATCCAACAAAGTAATTATAGAACAAACACTGGCTCTTCAGGGTCAAGTGAGAGGTTTTGGTAAACACGCCGCTGGAGTTGTTATTACTCCTGGGCCTTCTTGGGACTACCTCCCAACAAATATGATTGTCTCTAATAAATCAATTGTATCAGCATATCAAGAGGGGGACCGCTCTGGAAAAGACTTGAGTTATCTTGGGATATTGAAGCTTGACCGTTTGAAAGTGTCAACAATTAATATCATCATGGATTGTATCAAGATGGTTAAGGATGGTGAAAAGATTGATTTGTTCGATACAATAATGAATATTGATGAGCAGTTTGATGACCAAAACCTTTACAAGGAGTTAATGCTTGGTCAGAACCACGGTATATTCCAATTTGAATCGCCAGGCATGAACGCTTTGATTCGAGGACTCAACGTTGAGAACTTTGAAGAAATGGCTGCTTGTAATGCTCTTTATCGACCAGGCCCAATGGGAATTGGAGCCCACCGTCAATACGTTGATAACAAGAGGTTCCCAGGACAGATTGAATTTCCATCTGATTTGATAAAGCCAATATTAGAAAAAACTAACGGTGTACTGGTGTTTCAGGAGCAAATTCAATTTATCGCAAAAGAGATAGCGGGAATGGATTTAGGAGAGGGTGATAACTTGCGTCGTGCACTTGATAAAGCTGCGAAGCTTATAAAAAAAACAAACCAAGGAGAAGAACTCACTCAGGACGAAAAGGAAAGTAAGAACTATAAAGCTTACGAAGAGTATTGGAGTAAGTTTGTATCTGGAGCAGAGGAAAATGGTGTTCCGAAAGAAGAGGTTGATAAAATCCTTTTATACCTTTCTGATTATCTAGGGTATTCGTTTAACAAATGTTTATCTGAAAACTGTGAAGTCACAGAAAAGGAAAAGGGAAAAATATCTCTTTTAAAAACTAGGCCAGGAGATATGATTTTAGGTTATAATCCAGACACGAAAAAAAATGAATGGGTTCCAGTGAAAGCTCGTCATAACAACGGTAAAAAGAAAGTTTATCGAATTAAGACAAGTAGTGGGAAAATTTTAGAATGCACTTTGGACCATAAAATAATGACTGAACAAGGTATGTTACCTCTGAAAGATATTATTGAACAAAAGCTTTCTGTAAAAATAAACTAGTTTTAACAAATCTCAGTCTATATACTATATATTATGAAAGTAAAAATCGATTTCAAAAAGGATATAGTGAATGGCGAAGATATTGATATGAAAAAATGGAGGGCAAAGTTGTCATTAGTTTTAATTAGACAAAACAACAACTACTACAATTCTGAGATATCAAATTATTATCACAAAAGTGTTTATGGGAAGAGTTTGGTAGATTTGCTTCCAGAATCCATTACAACTCCTTTGTGTCCGATTACAGGAGATAAGCCTAGTTACAAACTTCAAGGCTCTATTGTTTTCGGTAAATTTTCGAATAATTGTACTACAACAGAAA